CGCGGAATCGAACATCAGGCAGATGGGAAAAGAGAAGCGGATGTTTGAGAAAGCGGGGCTTATCTACCCCGCACAACAGAAGCCGCGGGAACAACAGAATATAGAGAACTCCGAAGAAGGAGGCGAAACGTGAAGCTCTTAGACATACTGACCTCATGCTGGGCGATCTGCCCGGAGAAACTGGCAGAGATACGGAACATATACAAAACGCATCTTCGGGGGGACCGGATCGACTGGAAGGTAATGAAGGCCCAGACCCTCATCTTCAGCGGTGAAAAGCCGGAGGAACCCTACCAGGTTATGAACGGCGTCGCCGTGATCCCGATCAAGGGCGTTCTGACCAAGGGAATGAGCTTCTTTTCGTTCCTATTCGGCGGCTCCTCCATGAAACAGATCGGCGCGGCCTTCGATGCGGCCCTGAACGATCCTCTTGTCAAGGCTATCTTGCTTGACATCGATTCCCCCGGCGGCACGGTGGACGGGACGGATGAACTCGCGGAGCAGATTTATCAGGCGCGGGGTGAGAAGCCGATCATCGCCTATTCAGACGGGACCATGACCTCGGCGGCCTACTGGATCGCCTCGGCTGCGGATGACATTTACATCTCCGGGGATACCGTCATGACCGGCTCCATCGGAGTTGTTGCGACCCACGTTGATCAATCGAGATACGATGAGGCCATGGGCGAAAAATGGACGGAGATCACCGCAGGTCGCTACAAACGGATCGCATCCAGCCATAAGCCCCTGACCGGTGAGGGCGCTTTATATATCCAGGACCAGGTTGATTATCTCTATTCGGCATTCGTGAATGTCATTGCGCGGAATCGCGGAGTCGAACCGCAAGAGGCGTTGGCGATGGCGGATGGAAAGGTGTTCATCGGCAAGCAGGCTATCGAGGTCGGATTGGTGGACGGAGTGGAAGCCTTCTCAGACCTTATCAATTCAACCGGAGTTACGGCACAAGAGCAATTATCAGCGAAAGGAGAAGATATGGATATCAATGAGTTGAAAACAAAGCATCCCGAAGTCTTTGCCCAGGCGCTCGCGGAAGGGAAAGCCGCGGGAATGGCTGAAGGCATGACGGCAGGGAAAGCGGAAGGGATCACGGAGGGCAAGGCTCTGGGAGCAGAGGCGGAACGGAAGCGGATTGCGGACGTTCGAGCGCAGCTTATCCCAGGCCACGAAGCCCTGATTGATGAACTCGCATCGGACGGCAAGACGACCGGCCCGGAGGCGGCCATGCGGATCGTCGCGGCGGAAAAGGCGCTTCAGAAGTCGAAGCTCTCAGACATGAAAAAAGACGGTGATCTCGGCGTAGGTAATCCGTCGGCAGAGGCGGCGGCAGCAGCCGAAGCAGCGGCAAAAGCGGCCAAGGATAAGGATTTCATGGCCGAAGTCGAAAAAGTGATCAACGAGAAGAAGGTCGGTCGCGGAACCGCCGTCTCCATCGTTGCCAAGGAACAACCGGAATTGCATGAGGCGTGGCTTGCGAGCCTGAAGCCCAGGAAGGAGGACAACAATGCTTAACGAAGGAATCAGAACTTTTACAGCCAATGGGACGCTCACCGCAAAGATGAGGGTGAAAATCACCTCCGCATCGGCGACCTCTCCGATTCAGGTTGAGGCAGCCGGGGCCGGTGAGCAGCATATCGGCACAACGGAATATGCGGCGGCGGACACAACCCTGGTCGCGGTCCGCCTGCGCACCTATCCCGGAACGCATGAAGGCATCGCGGCTGATACATTTGCTATCGGCGCGACCCTTTACGGCGCGGCATCAGGGAAGATTTCAGATACTTCGTCCGGGACCGCTATCGGCATCGCCCTTGAGGAAGCGACGGCGGCCAGCGACATCGTGGAGTTTATAGACTTCACGGTCATCTCCACGGCTGACACGACTGTCTCTTTCACCGACGGAAACGACCTCTCCGACCAGACCACGGTCGGCGCGGCCCTGGATGAACTCTACCAGAACGCGATCAGTATTCAGGGGTTCATCAATATCCCCCTGACGAGCCTCCGGGAATGCGACGCAAGCCTCGCGGTCGGTGCGGTTGCGGCAGCCTGCGGTGTTTTGGGTAGCGATACCACTCCGATTCTCAGCGAGGCGGTCGCCTCACCGCTTGACGGTTGCCAGGTACTTTCGTGGGCGGCCAGCAACAGCGACCCGATCCTCTTCCAGACGGCGCTTCCTCCGGATCTCGATGATGCGGCGGACCTGGTCCTGCACATGAGGATCAAGAGCGCCGGGACAGCCAACGCGGTCGGCTTCACCTCCAAGGCGTACTTCAACGAGGGCGACACTGTTGTTGAGGACACCGGCGAGACGAATCAGACGGCGACCTGGGCCGAAAAGACCCTCACCATCGGAGCCGCCGACGTTCCCTCCGGCGCCCAGACGCTGACCTGTATGCTGACCCCGGCGGCCCATACGACCGACATCATGTACATGTCGGCCCTGTGGATCGAATACAAGACGAAGATCAAGACTTCGTAAACGCTTTTTGAAAATCAGGGTTTCCTGAAGGTCCGGCCAGACCAACGGGGACGCAAGAAAGATTAAGGGCGGTCAGTAGGGACCTACTTCTCTACTCCCGCCCTTTTTCTTTGCCCGAATCGAATCGAAAGGAGAAAGAAAAATGCCCAGACCAACCAGCGCAACGACCTTACAACGAGCCGATCTTGGAGCCATCGCGTATGAGTACGCCTTGGAAGCCTCCCAGCGCGGCTTTATCGGCTTGGAACTTATGCCGGTTTTTGACGTACCGGAGCAGTCGGCGGACTATCCGGTCATCCCCATCGAATCCCTGATCAAACTTCAGGAAACCACTCGCGCCGCGAGAGGCACATACAACCGGAGTGATTACGATTTCGAGACCGGAACCTATTCCTGCCAGGAATATGGTTGGGAAGAACTCGTGGACGATGTCGAAGCGGCCCTTTACCGGCGATTCTTTGATGCCGAGGAAGTGGCCGTCAAGCGGGCGGTGGATGTCCTGCTTCGCGGACAGGAAGCCCGCATCGCCGCTGCCGTTTTCAACACCTCCAACATCACCGGGACGGCTGAAGTGTCCACTGCGTGGAGCACGATCACAGCCACCGCCAGAGCGGACGTTGAGACCGCAAAGGCGGCCATGAGAGCAGCCTCCGGCCTCATCCCGAATGTCATGGCGATGAGCTACAAGGTTTTCCGCAATACGATGAAGATCACGGAAATCCTCAGCGCCATGCAGTACACCAACCCGATCCAGATTGGCGGGGAGGAGCAGCAGAAGTCAGTCCTGGCGCAGTATTTCGGCGTTGACAGGGTCATCGTCGGCAATGCGATCAAGGACAGCGGCAAGAAAGGGCAGTCGTTCACCATCACCGACATCTGGGATGATGAATACATCCTCCTGGCGAAGGTTTCCAGCGGCGGCCAGGACCTCCGCGAGCCTTGCCTTGGCCGTTCGTTCCTCTGGACGGCAGACAGCCCTCAGAACCTCGTGACGGAGCAGTACCGCGAGGATGCGAGGCGTTCAAATGTTTACAGGGTCCGGCACAACATTGATGAGGCGTTCATCTTCGCAGGAGCCGGGTATCTGATGAGTAACATCACAGCGTAACCCCAGCCCCTCCGCTAACCCGACCGCTGGACCTCCCTCCTCCGGCGGTCGGGGGAGGGCCTTTAATGGCAAGGAAAAGATAATGCCGAGATGGATTGCAGCCACCCCCCGGACACCGGACACCGTGAGCATGGATCACGGCGATCCGGGCGATGGCAGCGTTCTTTTCAAGGAGGAGGCTCTTTCAAAAACTCAGGCTGATGACGCCTTTACGATTTCGCTCGGCGCGAGCCATATCTTCTGCTGCCATCAGATCCAGGTGGAGGTGAGCGCCACACCTTCAGCCGGGACGCTGAAAGTGGCCGTGCGATCACCGAACTCCACGGCATTTACGGCGCTGGACGGGAGCTTCGATTTGACCGGGACGGAACTCTTAAAGACTTTCGGCCCCTGCTATGCGGCAGAGATCCGCTTCACCCCGTCGGGATTCGACAGCGATAAAACGTACAACGTCATCGTCACGAGCGGGATTGTTGCGGTGAGCAAATGAGTGAGAATTTTAACCCGACAATGAGGACCTTGATTCTGGAGCCGGTATATCTCTCCCCGGAAGTTGCAGAGGATGCCGGATCTGAGCCGGTCCTCGATGAGACCGGGAACATGATCCGGGATGAAAAGGGAAACGTGATCTATGGGCCATAGGGACGTATTCACGGCAGCGGACGCGGTTTTCATGCCCATCATGGGCGAGGCGGCAATCTATACCCCGTCGGGCGGGGCTGCCGTAGCCTGTTATGTCTTTATTGACTTTAACGTGATGCTCCAACCGTCCGGGGTGGACGCCCAGGTCTGGGAGCAGGGAACTACGATCAAGGCGCTTCTTTCGGACATCACGAACGAGCCGAACCGTGGGGACGTCTTTGTGGTGGATGGTGTGACCTACACCGTCCAGGCAATTCTCGAAAATGACGGCCTCGCGGTCAAGGTGGTGGTGAAATGAACACGATCAGGGAAGAGATCATCCTGGAACTCATCACGCGGGCAGCCGTCATGCGCACAAGCTCACCCCAGGCCTACGCGACGGACATTGGCGCGACCGTCTATCGCACACGCCAGAAGATTGACCCGGATAATCTGCCTTGCACAGTCATCTGGCCCCTGGTGGAGATGGCTGAAAACACCCACGGCAAGAGCCGCCACCGGATGCCGGTCAGGATTGAAGGTATTGCAGCATTCGGATCAACTGATTTATCGGTCATCTCGGGGCGGATGCTGGGCGATCTGATCAAATGCTTCACATCCCCGTCATGGAGCCGGACGCGGGCCGGATCACCGACGCCCGAAAATTATATCGAGTCCATTGTTTATACGGGCGGGGGAACGGATTCATACCCGGAAGAAGGATCAACCAGCGTCGGGGCGTATGCGAACTTTCTGATCACCTACTGGACGGCGATAGGAGATCCATTTACGCAATGAAACCGCTTATTATTACAGGAAGCGCAGCTTGTGTGCATGAAGATATTTCAGTTCTCGGAATGGATTGTATCGTTGCCGACTTCCTGGCAATCGGCCTTGACGGCGTGGACAAGTACGCCTGGCCAATCCTCTATGTCGCGACCTATCACCCGGAGAAGATCGAAATGACCCGCGAGAGACGCGCTTCGATCGGCGGGAATACGGATTATAAGTTGATCTGCCATCAGCAACGCCCCGGAGTCGATATCTGCATCAAGGATTGGTGGAGTCCGTCCGGATCGTCGGCGCTTCTGGGAGTACAGGCAGGGTTGAGGATGGGCTATAAAAAGATCATCCTCTGCGGCTGCCCGTTGACGGGAAAGAATAGCGCCGGAGCCTCTTATGAGAATTTCCGGCAGGGATTCAACGTGAAGAAAGAAGCGATTGCGCCTTTTGTCCGGTCAATGTCGGGCTGGACTTGCGAACAACTCGGCAAACCTACACCCGAATGGCTATCGGAGGGACTATGAGTAAGTTGATTTGCATGATCCCGGCGAGGTACGGGTCACGGCGGTTCGAGGGAAAGGCGCTTGCAGACATGGACGGGAAGCCCATGATCCAGCGGGTCTATGAATCTGTAATGGAGGCCAAGGGAATCGACTGGATCACGGTCGTCACGGATGACCGGCGGATTTACGATACAGTCAAGTCCTTCGGCGGGAACGCCATGACCACGAGGGGGACGCACAATACAGGGACTGACCGGATCGCGGAGGTGGCGGATACCCTCGGCCTAAAGAATGACGACATCGTTGTGAACGTACAGGGAGATCAGCCGTGTGTTCATCCGGAGCATATCGAGAAAGCCGTTTCTCTACTAAAAGAGGATAGGCTTTGCGCCATGTCCACGCTCGCCTACGAGATCCAGAACGAGGCGGAAGTGGATGACCATAACTCGGTCAAGGTGGTATTTGACAAGGATTTCAATGCCATCTACTTTTCCCGCTGGCCTATCCCATACAAGCGCAATGGAAACGGCGCACCGTATTACAAGCACCTCGGCATTTATGCCTATCGCCGGTGGTTCTTGAAGACCTATGCAGAACTGCCGGAGGGATCGCTTGAAATATCCGAATCTCTCGAACAGCTCCGCGTCATTGAAAACGGCTACAAGATCAAGGTCGCGTTGACGGATATCGATTCTCCGAGCGTGGATACTCCGTCCGATCTTCAAAGAGTCAATGATGATATCGCTAGGATCGGAGGGTGCGCCGGATGAAGCCTATCCTCATCATAGGGTCCGCCCCTTGCCTCAAAGATGATCTGGCGCATATCCCGGACCATTCGCGCTTCGACATCCTGGCCGTGGGCCTGAGTTCGCTCGATAAATGCGCGGGTGACATCACCTATATTGCCAATAATCACCCGGAGAACATACCCGCGATCCGCCGCATCATGCAGGAGCGCTACGAGGCGTGCGGAGGTAACTGGCAATATCAAATCATCGGCCCAGAGCCTGGACCGGGAATTGACATCGTCGAGCCATACCGTCCACCCACAGGATCATCTTCGATCACGGGCGTCCTGGCCGCGATCCGGATGGGATACCGCCGGATCATCCTAGCCGGATGTCCGCTGTCCGGGGATGCACCTGCCGGGAACCCCTACGAGGAATTCCGGGCGGGATGGATCATGAGGAAAGGCGAGCTGATCGGAACGGTCCGGAGCCTGTCAGGATGGACGCGGGATTTTCTCGGCGCACCTATGGAGGCATGGCTCGCTCCGGAATGGTACGATATCCAAGAGCCGTCCCGCTGGCAGTTCCTAGTCCGGATGGCCGAGCGCTACCGATGGAAGAGAGGCGCGGAACTGGGCGTCTGGTACGGTCAGACCTTTTTTGAGATGTTGCATAGATGCCCGGACTTGAACATGACCGGGGTGGATGACTGGCGCGAGTGCCGTTATGCCGCCTCCCACCATCAGGACCAGGCGGTGAACAAGCGCACCGTCTATGCCCTGCTTCCGCCCTATGCGAACCGTGCCACTATCATCGAAAAAACAACCACAGAAGCGGCGCGACAGGTCAAGGATGGCAGTCTGGATTTCGTCTTTATTGATGCGGATCATGATTACGGCGCCGTCGTCTGTGATATCGCCGCCTGGATACCGAAGATTCGCCGAGGCGGCTTCCTTGCCGGTCATGACTATGATTGGGAATCCGTCCGCTGCGCTGTGCATGATTTTCTCCCCGATGCCTCAGTCCATGAGGCTGGCAGCGACATCCTGTGGGCATGGAGGCGGCCATGATCCTTGCCGAACACTATAAGCACCATGACCGGATGAAGAAGTATTGCGTCGCCCCCATGCTGATGCTCGGGAATCAGGAAAACAAGGGCGGGTATTCATTCGGCATCCCATATTTGACGCTCGATCCCGATGGTGGCGACTTCAAGATCGATCTGAATTATCCCGTAAAAGGACCGGCGGCGGGACCCTGGGCGACGGTTTATAACTTGGGAACTATCGAGCACGTCTGGAACGTGAATCAGGCTTTTATCAGCGTGGCGAGGATGATCTCCTTCGGGGGACATTATCTCGGCAGTCATCCGGTCGGAGGCTATGAAGGGCATGGAATCCACGTCACGGATTGGAAAATGATCAGGGAGTTTTTCACGTTGAATGGGTTTGAAATCGTAGAGGAATGGTTCTGCGATATCGACGGGATATGTAAAGGGCAGCCAGTAAGAGGAACCGGACGGAATACGGGTTATTTTCTGGCTGCGAAAAAGGTGAAAGATATTGAGGCATTCTTGCCTCTTCCTCAACAAATGTTTGTCAATGGGGCGAAGGTCAATGGATGATTTCACCGTTGTCACCTGCTGGGATGGACGCGACTACTACCCGAAGGAATACATCAATATCCTTTACAATATGGTGGAGCGTCATACAACCATCCCCCATGAGTTTGTCCTTTACGCAGGACCCGAGGCGGAGAAGCCCGGGCGGTGCGACGGGATAAACCCGGCGATCAGGATCGTCTTTACGGGCATGCCCTCATGGTGGCAAAACGCGAAAATCATGCAACCCGACCCGATAGGGATAGGAACAAAAAGCCTGCTCTTCCTTGACCTCGATATCGTCATCATCGGCAGCCTGGACGACCTGATTCTATATCCCTCCGATTTCGCCCTCTCCCGTGAGTATCCGACGGGTCATATTCCGATAGGCGCAGAGATACAGGCCATGAAGGCCGATAACGCCAATATCGGTATCATGCTGATTCGCAACAACGGCGCGGCCAAGGTCTGGGAGGAATATGTCAAGGCGGGCGCTCCGACATGGGACCCTCTTAAAACGGGTGTGGCGGCTCGTGGGGCCTTGCCGCTGGCAACCCAGACGATCATCAATTATCCGAAGTATGGAATCAAGCGCGACCTGTTCCCCTCCGATTGGGTTGTGTCCTATAAGTATCAGGTCTTGAAACGGGGCATACCGGAGGATTGCCGGATCATCCATTTCCACGGTGCTCCAAAGCAAGCAGCATGTATGCATGAATTATTCGTGAGGGAGAACTGGCGATGAACTACATGGTCGGACATATCATCGAAGCACCGTTCAAACGAATCGGCCTGTATTGCACCATTGCCCCGTCAACCATAATCCGGAACGCAGAGGCTATCGAGATCGGCGATAACGTGCGGATAGACGAGTTCTGTATAATTGACGGTGGGGCGGGTCTGAAGATCGGCAGCCATGTCCATATTTCGGCGCGGAGTACGATATATTCAGGCGCGGGAGTGGAGATCGGGGAATTTGCGGATTTATCAATGGGATGTTTGGTTCTGTCTGAATCAGATGATTTTAGCGGGAAGTCGATGATCGGGCCGCAGTTCCCCCGTAGATTCAAGCCGGGATACTGTTCACCGGGGCCGATCAGGATCGGGAAGTTTGCGGCCATCGGTGCAAACAGCACAATCATGCCAGGGGTGCAGATCCCTGAAGGAGTGGCGGTCGGCGCTCATTCGCTTGTGAGACATTCGATCATGGAGGCTTGGACAATCTGGGCAGGCGTTCCGGCAAGGAAGCTAAAGCAGCGCAGCCAGGAAATAGTGGATATTTCGGAATTGTATCTCGATTGGTTCAGGAACGGAGACCGGCATGTTAAAGCGCCTCGGACATAACGCCCAGATTTTTCCGGAGGTAAAGCTCGTTTACCCCGAGAATATCTCAATCGGCAACGAAACGCTGATCGATGACTGGGTGTTCATGTATGCCTCCGGCCAGGGGATCGAGATAGGGAACTTTTGTCATGTTGTCGTCGGCTGCCATCTCCAGTCCGGGGGATTGCTCAAAATGGAGGATTTCTCCGCGCTCGGTCCGAAATGCATCGTTCTGGCCGCCACGGATGACTACAAGGGGGAGGGATTCATCGGCCTGAAAGTATTCGGGGAGAAATACCGCAAGATCCGCTTCGCCGATGTGACCATCGGCCGCCATGCCCACATCGGGGCTGGGTCGATCATCCTGCCGGGCGTGACGATCGGCGAGGGATGCTCGGTCGGGGCCGGAAGCGTAGTGACAAAGGATCTTCCCGCTTGGACGATCTGCTCCGGGACGCCATGCAGGCCGGTACGGGAAAAGCCAAGGGAGAAACAGCTCGCCATGGAAAAGGAATTTCTCGCGGAATACGATGAGAAGATGCGTCCTGTCGTGACGGTCTGCTGCCTGGCCTATAACCAGGAGGAGTTCATTACAGAGGCATTGGACGGCTTCGCCAAGCAGGAGACGACTTTCCCCTTTGAGGTCATTGTCCATGATGACACCTCCACGGACCGGACGCCGGAGATCATCAGGGAATATGCCGCCCGCCGTCCTGATATATTCCGCCCTATTTTCCAGACGGAGAATCAGTTTTCAAAGAACGGCATATATCCGAACGCGACGCACGTCTATCCGCTGGCCAGGGGGAAATACATTGCCCTATGCGACGGCGACGACTACTGGACTGATCCGCATAAACTCCAGAAGCAGGTTGACTTCATGGAGAAAAACCCGTCCTTCGCGCTATGCTATCACGACTATTACGTCAAGAACGGGGGACAGTTCACGGATGAACTGAAAGGAGCCGGAAGGGACTACATTGCAGATGAATTGATCAGCCTCGGCACGGCAAATTTCCGGATGGCCACGAGCACGATCCTTTTCCGGAATTATTACAACGAATCGACCCGGAATGATTTCATAGAGTTCAAGAGTCACTATATGTTCATTGTCCTCATGGGAACCTACGGAGGCGCGAAATACCTCAGCGGATTCATGCCGTCGGTTTACCGCAAACACGGCAGGAATTCATGGGCGGGGCAGGACCGCACGAAAATTGCCGCCCAGACCAAGGCGAAGGTGGCGCGGATCAGGGAATTATTTGAGCGGAAGGGGAACCCGAAATGGATTGCGTTGCGCGAGGGGGTGGAGTGATGTGTGCTCAGGGAGTGTATAAAATCACCGCCGAATTTGAGGCCGAACTCTGCCGGTACACAGGAGCGCCTTATGCCGCTTGTGTGGACAATCAGAGCAATGCCCTGTTTCTTGCGCTGAAATACGAGGGAATAGAGGGGAAGGAGATCACGATACCAGCGCATACCTATCCATCAGTTCCGTGCGAGATCAGGCACGCCGGTGGACGGGTCAAATTTGTGCCAGGATCAACGAAAACCCTCAGAGGCGCATATCCCCTCATCGGATCGAAAACATGGGACAGCGCCCTTAGATTCACGGCAGGGATGTACCGTCCAGGGACGTTCATGTGCATCAGCTTCACCGGTCCTCATAAGATCCTGAAATTGTCAAAAGGAGGAGCGATCCTTACCGATGATAAAGAGGCTTATGAGTGGTTCAAGCGGGCACGGTTTTCAGGCCGGCGGGAATGCTCATATCATGAGGACAGCCTAGATCAACTCGGGTGGAATTACTACATGCCACCAGAATTTGCGGCAAGGGGCCTGCTCCTTATCGCTCAGTTTTATGATCGGGATGGGAGGCCGAAGCATAACGAGGATCTGGAGATTGAATATCCGGACCTGTCTAAATTTGAGGTCTATACAAGGTAGTTAAAAATTCGGGTTTCCCGGCGGACTGATCATCCAAGGGGGACGCAAGAAAGAAACTAGGCGCACGGTAAGGTGCTTACCCACTTTGCTTTGCGCCTTTTTCTTTGCCCGGCAACCAGATCAACCAAAAAGAAGGAGGCATATTATGTCCACGGCAGAAAACGCAAAAGTACAATACGAAAGCGGGCAGGATTTGGTGACGTTCGTGGCCCTAACCGACCAGGGCGATCAACTTGATTTCCGGAGTGCAGATAACCTCTGGAGCAACCGATCCGGCTATGAGCCGGACGTTAAACCCAACGGATTGGCAACCGGCGGGGTTGTGAGTGTGGCGGCTAGCGGATCAAGCGACGTTGTGGATGTCGCGGCCCTGACCTGCTACCTGGCCGGAACGCTCACCACAGTCACCGCGGAGGCTGACTTGTCGATCCCACGACCCACGGCAAGCCATGTCAAGTATTCGATCACCGTCACATCCGCCGGAGAAATCTCAGCGGTGAAGGGCGTCGAAAACACGTCCTTCAGCACGACCCGTGGCGCGGCGGGCGGGCCTCCGTACATCCTTACGGATTCAATCGAGATCGCCCAGGTCTGGCTCTCGGCGGCGGAATCGGCAGACATCACGGCGACCGAGATCAAACAGACTATCGGAACCCATTGCGAACGGTATGACTATCCGACATGGGAAGAGAACCGTTTCAACGTCGAAAACGGGGTCATCGGGTATGCCGGTATCACTTTCGCCTCGGCATTGCCGAAGAGTCATTCTGCAACTTCGCCCGTGCTGGCAGTAGCGAAAGCGGTTTATGCCCAGTATTACGAACCGGCCTTCACGGACGTATCAAAGGCGTCCGATTTCGTTCCGCCGGAAACGACCCATTCCATGAGTTCAAAGCAGATTTACCAGCGAACTCTTGGGGCTGCCAGTTCTTCGCTCAATCAGGGATCGTTCACCGCCTATCTGGAAGACGGAATCTCCGACGGTCTTCTGTATTACAAGGACGACTATCTCTTCTTCAAGTTCTACCAGAACGCGGACAACAGTACGCCGTATCTGCTCATGCAGGGGAAGCTAGGCATCTCCAGGACTTTCCCGGCAGGCGATCAGATCACAGCGTCCTGCACGATTTCGGCGGAAGAGGCAGCTATCGAAGTGACAGGGTAAGGAGAATGAAATGTCATTCGACTCCAAGAAGTTCCTGAAAACGAAGTTCGCCCCCCGGACAGAGGAGGTCCCGGTCCCGGATCTGGCCTCCTACTTTCCGGAGGGCGCGAAGGCCGTCTGGAAGGTCCGGGGCCTGACAGGCCATGAACTTGGCCGGGCTGCCGAAGCATCGGACCGGAACAAGACCATCGGCGCGATCGTTGAAGGGCTTACCGCAGAGGCATCAAAAGAGAAAGCGGAAGCCCTAAAGGATCTGCTCGGCATCGGCGGGAACACTCCGGCGGACATCGCCAAACGACTGGAGCACATAACCATTGCCAGCGTGGACCCGGTATGCACTAGGGATCTGGCCGTCCGGATCTGCGAGGTATTCCCGGTCGAGTTCTATATGATCACTAATAAGATCATGGAACTGACCGGGAAAGGGCAAATGCCGGGAAAACAGCAGCCCTCTGGCGTAACGGAGAAGTCCGAGCCTGCCTCGCCCTCTGCTACTCCCGAGGGCGATTCCTCTACGAAGTGAGGCCGGACCTGTTTTCCCAGGGCTACCTTACGACAACGGAAATAGAACTTTGGGAACGGTACTATGGAACGCTAAACCGGAAGAAATAGGAATCTGACATGGCTAATCTCAGCCGCACCGTCGAAATCGTATTCGGCGGAAAGAACGAAGTCTCCAAGACAATCAAGGAGATCGAGCGCAGTTTCGATTCGATGTCTGAGCCCTTGGCGGATGTAGCCAAGAAGGTCGCGCAGTTAGATGCCGCCCTTGCTGCTATGGCCGTCGCCGGTCTGGTCTTTGCCTATAAGAAGTCGGTCGAATTCGAAACCGCCGTTGTCAGCTTAAAGAAGGTTGTCGGAGATGCCCCGGCGGACATGGCAGCCGCACAGAACGCCGCCATGTCGCTTTCTGTTCAGTACGGGGAGAGCGCAAAAGACATTCTTTTGAGCACCGCCGATTTCGTCCAGGCCGGTTTTACCGTCAAAGAATCCATTGAACTGACAAAGAACGCCCTCGATCTGAAAATCGCCGGGGATGTCTCCGCTGCCGAATCCTCTCAATATCTCGTCTCTATTCTCAAAGGCTTCAAGGAACCGGCATCAGAGGCCGCGCGGGTTGTTGATATCCTGAACGAAATATCAAACAAATACGCAACCAATGTCCAGGAGCTTGCCGTCGGGATGGCGGAACTTTCCCCCATTGCCAACACCATGGGCTTCTCGTTTGAGGAGACTGCCGGACTGCTTACCCCGGTCATTGAAATTTTCGGGTCCGGCAGTGAAGCGGCCATGGGATTAAAAACGGGTCTGTTGAAGCTGATAGATGATTCAAAGCCCGTATCTGATGCTCTGGCCTCCATCGGCGTATCACAGAAGGACGCCAACGGCGAACTCCGGTCCGGGAAAGACATACTCGCAGATGTCCAGGTGGCTTTTCAGAACCTATCTGAGCCGCAGAAACTTTTCATCACGCAACAACTGACAGGCATTCATCAGTCCGCGAAGATGGTTGAAGTCTTCGGCAATATGAATGCCACCCTCGACGTTACCAAAGTCGCGTTGAACGCAGCCGGATCGGCGCAGGCCGAGGTAGATGCCAGGCTCGCATCTTCCGAGAAAGTTATTGATCGGCTGAAGACCGGATTCGAGAATCTGGCCATAACGATCGGAGACAAATTCAAGGTGGCTGTTACCGGGGCCGTGGCCGGTGGGGTCGATCTCGAAAAAGCCCTTCAGGACATCACTTCATCCGGAGCGTTTGACGGGCTTCTTTTGATGCTCAGTCGATTTGCGACGGAGATCGGGGATACCTTAAAGGCGACCGCGAAAAACCTTCCGGCGGCCTTTGCGCTGGTCGATTGGAGCGGTCTGCTCAACTCAATCGACGGCGTAAAGAAGGCCCTCGCGGATATGTTCGGATTTGATGCCTCCGACCCTGAAGACCTGGCTAAGATTATCCAGATGGTCATTGATAGCGTCACATCCCTGATCGACGTAACGAAGGGCATGGGAGAGGTATTCGCGCCGATTGCAAACAGCATCAGGCTCGTTGTCGAGGGCTTCAATTCGCTAGACACTTCCACAAAGGAACTTGTCGGTAACATGCTCGGACTCGCGAGCGCCTACAAGCTGTTCGGGCCGCTTGGGTTGATTTTTGTCGCCCTGGGCGAAGATTCGGAAACGATGTCGAAGGTGATCAATGTTTCCTTTGCAGCCGTTGAGAATGGAATCAATGCGATCAAGGTCGCCGTGCTGTCCCTTGCCATGATCTTTTCAACCGCCGCTTACGGGATGGCGGAACTGTTGGACATGGTCCCGTTTTATGACGCATCGGAGGACTTGAAGCGGACAGGGGAAAGAGTTGATCTTATCGGAGGATTGCTTGAAAAAGCAAACGCCGACCTTGTGATCTCATCCGACAAAGTGGCGAATGCCTGGGCTGGTACAGGGAAAAGCATAGACACCACCAAGAGCAAAACCGCCGAATATGTAAAAGCCATCGATGAAATCCCGACAGAGAAAGGCACTACCGTTGACGTTAAGAAGTCCGGCGCGTTCGATCCGAACCTGAAAACCATAAAAGCCGGGATTGATGATGTCAGCGGGAACAAGGAAGCGATCATCATCGCAAAAGGCGATGACGGATCGATCACGCTCACCCAGAACAAGATCGAAAAGGCCCTCCCGTCCAAAAAGGAAATGGCCATAGAGGCGAAGGTCGATACTGAAAGGCTCAAAGCTCAAGCCGCCATCATTCAGACATCTATCGAGTGGAAAGCAAAAATCGACATCGCCGAGATCGAATCGAAAACGAAGATCATGGAGGCGGCATTCAGAAATGTCGATGTCGCCATCGAGAGTACGGGGACGACGCTCAGTTCGCTTGTTGGATCTCTTGCCGCATTTGATCAATCTTCTCAGAGTTGGGATACCCTGCACATTATTGAAGATGAGAACCGCCGCCGCAATGACGCCCTTGAATTACAGAAGAAACTCATAGAGGCGCAGATCGAGGAGATGCAGGCCCGGACGAAGGCGATGGGAGAAGGCAAGGCGTTGATCGAAATCGACGGCAAGGGCCTGCAACCGCACCTTGAAGCGTTCATGTTTGAGATCCTGGCAGCAATCCAGGTCAGGGCGACAGCCGAAGGCCAGAAGTATCTTGTGGGGATATAACCATGGAAGGAATCGGACTTGCAGCAACGGTCTTTGACATCAGCGGCGCCCTCTATGTTCGCGGGAGCGAACTGGACCCGAAGGCGGTGCAGAAAAACGACCGGAGGGAACGCAGGGTGTCCAGGACCGCCACTCTCGATGGCGGGATAGCTGTTTATGACACCGGATACGCCGTCGCGGACCGGTCTCTGGTTGTCCGTGTCAAGGATGCCAACGCTACTGTCGCGGCTTTTCTGGCTTACCTTGTTGAGACTTACAGCGAAATCAGCATCACGACATCAGAGGCCGCGTTTCACGGCACGCCGCAGCAAAGCTACATCGAGGATGACGGAACCGCCGTCCTTGAAATCCTGATCACCGAATCAGCATAGGAGGACATGTCATGGCGAGCACATTAACGCTCTATAACAAGTTCAAACAGTACATCATGGACGGCACGATCGACCTGGACACGAACACGATCAAGATCGCCCTGGTGACATCATCCTACACTCCGGCGGCGACGCATGATGTCCTGGCGGATGTCCTGGCCTCTCCTTCCCCGGAGGTGGTGGCGGTCGCCTCACCGTCAAACGGATACACGCAGGGCGGGGCGATGCTGGCGGGCGGGGCCGTTACCTTTACCGATTCGCCGTCACAGGCGAAGTTTGACGCCACCGATCTGACCTGGTCCGCGCTCACGGCGACTTTCCGGTACGGGATCATCTACGCATCGGGAACGCTCAACGGTGTCGTCGATCCTCTGATCGGCTACATCCTGTTCAATGATGACCCGGCGGACATCACGGTAACGGGGATCGACTACACGATCCAATGGTCAAGTAGCGGGATTTTGACCCTCTCGTAAGGCATAAGAAATGGCAGCAGGACTTTGGAACGCGAGCGATAAACACGCCAGCGTCACATTATCCGAAGGGGATCGCCGGGCCGGTACCGGGGCTGACTGGTATTCCTATGGTGTTCGTGCGGTAACCAGCAAGAGCAGCGGGAAGTTCTATTTTGAAATCCTCAATATCACATCCACATACAATCACCTTGGCCTGGGTAATGCCAGCGAGTCCCTGGCTGCCGGAACATTCTTAGGGAAAACGGCATATTCGATTGGATGGAGGGGTAATGACGGAAAGATATGGTTTAATAGTGCTCTGCTCGCCACGGCTACTTGGGCAGATGGAGCGGTCCTCGGTTTCGCGGTTGATTTTGATGCCGGTACAATCGCCTGCTATCTTAATAATGTTCTGAAATACACGGCGACGGTGCTTCCGGATGGAGATTTGTTTCCAATGGCCAGCCTCTGCTATAACTCCGGGGCTAGGCTTTGCCAGTTAGTAAGCGAACAAGCATACACAGTTCCGGCGGGTTTCACGGCATGGGGAGAAGAGCCGAATGTCTATCCTCCCGCCGCGAGCCTTACCCTAACCCCACAACAGGGAATCCAGATATTCCCGATGATGCCCCCGGCGTCGCAGTTGACGTTGACGCCTTATCCCCCCACTTGCGGGCAGTTTGTTTCTATCGACAACGCTACATTGACCCTGACGCCATTAGCACCAACGCCGGTCATGACTGCCGCTCCTCTCATCGCCGAACTTACCATGACGCCCCGCGCCCCCTCCTATGTCTGGGCGATCCCGGCTAACCAGCGACCGGCGGCGCAGATCATCTACACTTGCACCTTGACCGGCGATGGCGAATCCCCGGCTCTTGACGACCTTGACCTTCCGATGTCCTCATTCCAAGGCCGGATGAGGGACGGAGAAGCATCCTATCTATCATGCGTCATCCCGAACGCGACGGACTATGAGGAAGACATAACCGCCAGGCAAAACGGCGACATCGTTGTAAAGCAGGGATACAAATTCAGCGACGGCACGATGCAGTTAGAGGAGATCGCCCGCGTGGACTTTGAAACGCTTGCTATCGATCAGGGCGCCCGGAGCGCGTCGGCGACCATCGTCGGACACCGGACCACCACATCAATCACGGTCAAGGACATCACCGTTGAGGGTGTCTCCTATTATGCTTTACAGGCGAACACGAAGCGCCGGATCAGGGCGAAATTCGATACATTTTTACGGATCGGGGATAACTGCATTTATGGGACGGGCGACTCTGATTATATGACCGTCGGATACATTTCCTACATAGTTGACACGACACAGGCGATCATGGAGGTCACAGAGGCTTAAATGGGATCAGCGACCATAAAATCACATCTCGGCGCAGGCCAATACTCGATTGAGCTTGTCAAGAGCGAGGCGAAGGCGCTCGCCCGGAAGACAGCCATTGAAGCCCGCCAGATTGTCGTTGATGCGGATATCGTGACTAAGGGCGATGAATTAGCGACGGCCCTTGTGACGCTAAATGAAAAAATCGCAGCCCTTGAAGCTGCCGTAGCCGCAATGACCACGGATCAGAAAACCATCGATGCCGTCAAGACGGCCCAGACCGAGCAAATAACCGCCGAGGCCGCCGTGACTATCAAGCGCCGGGAAATAAGCCTCCTGAAACTTGAAAAAATCTCTCTTGCAAAAGAATTGACCCAAATCAATACCGCCCTGGCAAAAGAGACCGTAAATGCCTGGTGTGCTGATTTATCCACATCCTTGACCGGCACGGTCGGAACGATCGAGGTCAACGGCGAGGCGGATCAAATTCTAATCATGCCCGGAGGCGCTGCCGGGGCCGGGTTGCTTCAACACCCGCTGTCCATGTCTCCGGCGGGCGTGTTCGTGAACTGGGCGAAGCTCCCCGCATGGCAGAAGTGGAAGCCGACGTATCGTGTCGGGACCATAACGGCTCTCTTAAGCGGGGACAAGTGTGACGTTGGGATTGAAGCACAATATTCTGAAGGGCTTCTGATCAACCAAGCGGGCGCATTGTATGAAGGTATGAAGGCGACTGAGCAGGGCTGGACTGACTTTGCCGCTCACAATCCCGATTTTCCACTTGTTACGAATACCGAAAGCACGACGCTTCCGGCGACATTTGATCTTGCCGCAGACCTTGATTCTGTCAACAAATCTGTGAATGACGGGTGCAAATATGAGAAAGACGATGCACAGTATAAATCAAGTGAATATTGGGCGGTCATGCAGGACGGCGGTTCCGGAGATTGCGAGGACTTCGCGCTCACCAAGGCAAAAAAATTGCTGGACATGGGTTATCCGGCATCGGCAATCCATCTTGAAGTCGGTGTAACCGAAACGGGGGTCGGTCATGCCTGGCTCGTAGTGCAAACGGACATAGGCGATTACGTGCTCGATAACCGCTATTCAAAGGTAATAAGGGACACAAACCTACCATACTCCAACCGTTCGCGTCAGACAGGGATGAGCTGGAAGTGCAAAGGAGTGAAACTATCTGACGTCCCTGTCGTCTATATGACCTGCCACGCCAATGCCTTCCTCGTGGGCGACGAGGTGATTGTAAAATTTGAGAATCAGAATTGGAGTACGCCGAAAGTGGTCGGATTTGCATCGAACCCGCGGGGGTGTGGGCTAACCATCCATGCCGTATCGGAACTTGATGGAGGGCCTGTCAATATTTCAGGTGTCTCGCTGCATTATTATACAGACTCTCCGGTACAGCTAAATAATTATGTTGAAGGCGTCGATTATACCGTCACCATTTCGGGAAGCTCGGCCCTTGTCCTCGTATTAGGATCAATCACTTCCGCAATCGTGAAGGTGATCCCTTCCACAACGAATCACATGACGCATTACATAGTGGCAAGCAATTTTTCCGATTATAACACTTTTATTGCGAGCGGGGCGATCCCGATCTCTGGGTCCGTGACTGCAAGGATTCCTTATTACAAAGTAGACAGCATAACATCAAGCCTTAACAGGGTGACTCCAGATGATCCATTTCCGATGGATTATCTTAACCGCCAGTATTTTTTCGGACCCTTATTCCGTGCATGGGTTGAAGAAAAACTTAGTACTGCGGATGTCATCTATCATCCGACGTGGAATGAGGGCGGCGAAACTAACATTATCATATCTAAAAGATCGTTGACTCAAACCGCTACGGTATCGGTAACGGCATCGGCATCGGTCACGTCATTAGTCGGCACTTCGATTTTTGTTGATGCCGTGCAGCTTCCCCAAGCTTTCACATATTACTATAATCTCTTTCCTAATTACCATACCTTTGCCGATGTGGATGGTTATTTATTGGAAGACAGCAATGGAGATACTTACCCTGATTACTGGTTAAGAAACCCGAAGCTCATTTATTCAATTTCGTCCAGCCCGGCCATCGATCTTAGTGTTTTATCCAATGAGTGGCAGCCTCATGGACCAAGCGGACCGACGGTTACGAATGACTGGATCGAAAGTCTATCATATGGGCAATATGCCGCGACAGCCCAAAAAGAGGGGACATCCGCAAGCATAACATTCTCTTATACGTCTGCCCCGGAGGAAACATTTTCAAGTTGGGACCCCTTGACGAAAGATCCGAGCAACCCTGTTACATTAGCGTTCATTGGGGCGTACATCATCGTTGGGTGTTCGGCATCAACGGGACCGATGAAATATATCAAGAATACGATAAGCACATGAAAGATTCGATACATGCCTAAGATCACTAAATATACAGCAGTTACAGCCCCGGATGATGCCGATGTTTTTGTCGTCGTCCAGGGCGGCGTTACGAAGAAAATGACCTGGGCGCAGATCAAGGCGGGAATCGGTACGGGAACGCCTGATGACACCAAGGTTGATAAGGTCGCCACGTCTCCCGATCCGTCCGGCTACCTCCCGGAGTATGATGCGACCGGGAATCTTGTCAAGTCCACCAAGACGGCGGCAGCGGTCCATTCAAACGACCTGGATCATGTTCAGGGCACGGATACGGCCCTTGGCGCAGTAGGCACAAAGAATCCGCCCATTGACGCAGATAAGGCTATTTACCGCGACAGCACGGCCTCTGATGCCCTCGTTACCTCTACATGGACACAGGTTAAGGCGTTCCTGAAAACGTACTTTGACACGCTGTATAATCTCTATGTCCACCCTAACCACAGCGGCGAAGTCACAAGTGTGGCAGACGGAGCGACTACGATAGCGAACAAGCAGACGCTCTCCGGTACTGCCCCGGTTGCGATCAGCAACACGCCAACGGTTATCGCTGGTAGTGCTCCGGCTGTTTCCCTTGTCAACAATGCCGTAAGCCCCGGCACGATACTCGGCATTGACATCGGCACAATCGCAAATGATGACCTTTATATTCCTACGTCAAAGGCAGTTTATACGGCCCTTGCGCTAAAAGCTCCACTTATTTCCCCATCATTTACAACTCCGGCATTAGGGACACCATCAGCGGGAGTGCTTACTAATTGCACAGGACTTCCGCAAGCATCAGTGGTTGGACTTACTACAGCGGATGGCCCTTCCTTCGCACACCTTCATCTTGCTGATCTTGCAGCAATCTATACCGCTGCCGAATCATGGGTGGGGCCGTCTTCGACAACGGGTGTTTATTTTAAAGGTGGCAACGTCGGCATAGGGACGACTGCGCCTAATGACGCACTTGAAGTAGCTGGTCTATCTGGGGCATATGGAAGACTGTTAGTTTCTGATGGAATGGGCGCAGAACGCCGTGGTTTGATTTTGGGAAGCGCTTCAGCGGCAGTAAGTTATGCCAGAATTGATTCATATAAATATGGGACAAGTGCTGGCTATCTTCCTTTAGTCTTAAATGGTGCTGGTGGCAACGTCGGCATAGGGACGACTGCGCCGGGTGGCAAACTCTGCATCAATGGTGGTCTCCATGTCGGTGGAAATAGTGATGCGGGAGACAACAACCTTCTGGTGGATGGGACAGGAACAATAACAGGTGCCTTCGGCTGCAACGCGAAAACGGCGCAGACGGCGTATGCCAGCGGTGGGGCGTTGAATGCTTATGTAACCGGAGCTTTCGGGCTGAACAGCGATGCAAATATGTCTGCTCTACACGCGATGGTTGTGAAAATCAGAGATTGTCTCGTGGCGAACGGCATTATGAGTTAAGGGGGAATCATGGCTCAGATAATTTTGTACTTACCGGATGATTTGGTCGCCAGAGTATTGGCCGGGATGTGCGGACTTCATAACTATCAGGAAACGATTACCGATCCTGAAAACCCCGAACAAACGATCCCTAATCCCGAAACCAAAGTGGAGTTTATCAAGCGGATCATCAGACAGAAGATCAAACGCGATGTCCTTGAATGGGAAGGGGCAGAGGCGCAGAGGACGGCTTACCGGACAGGTGAGACAGACATCCAACTATAAGGAGAGGCGCTTATGCAAGTATTATTTGGGCAGATTTTGACAGACCAGAACGACAAGGAGATTCAGGCAGACGGGAAACCTTTTACCCTGAAAGAAGCGTGTTATCAGGCTTTGTTTGCTGTGTTTCAGGATGAGCAGAATCTTGCTGGCGAGGAGAAGTTCAAACGATACGGGCTTTACCAGAAGATCAAGGCTTCTACTGATCCGGCTGATCTGTCTGCCGAGGAAATTGCCTTGTTGAAGAAACTGATCGGCAAGGCTTACGGAGCCCTGATCGTGGGGCAATGTTGGAATTGGCTGGAAGGAAAATAACCGGAAAGAGGGGACAAGGCAATGGCAAACGGGTTTATAGTTCTCGATGAAGTAGATTGGGAAGGCATGGACCAGGACCAGCGATCCTGGATGCTCTTCAAAACGCTCAAGTCCATTGATGCCCGTTTGTCAAAACTTGAGAAGCGACCCCTTACGGATAAATGTTGGTCATTTTTGGGGGGAGCCGTGGGTGGTTTTGCGGCGGCTCTCGGTTTGAAGTGGAGCGGATAAATGAACATCGATCTTCTAAAGGAGATGATCAAACGCCACGAGGGACTTCGATTGAAGCCCTATCCATGCAGCCAAAAACATTTGACCATCGGGTATGGCTGGAACCTGGACAACGATTTGCCCTCAGACATTGCATCATATCTGAGGGTGACCGGCGAGATCACTAGGGGAATGGCGGAGAGGTTGCTTAACATCTCCATTGACACGGCGACCCGGCAGGCATGGTCAATTTTCCCGCAATTCGGGGGCTTCAGTGAGAACAGGCAAATGGCCCTGATAGATTTCATTTTCAACGTAGGTGTCGGAACCGCGTTGAAATTCCGGAAGGCACTTGCGGCCATAGAGAAAGGTGATTGGAATCGGGCCGCAGATGAAATGTTTCTGAGTCGGTGGCGGGAGCAAGTCGGAGATCGGGCCGCCGAAATAATTGGAATGATCCGTACTGGATGAAAGGAGAAACATCATGAGCGCAAATACATTGACCGATCGACAGATTTTGGAGGCACTCTACGAGAAGGCATACAAACCGTCTGGGCATTTCGGGATGGATTCAGTTCCAAGTCCTCAGATCTTGCCTGTCCCAAAGCCAAGGCTGACACCGCAGATCAATGCGTTTCCTGCTCCTGGCAAGGAGTACAAAAAGGTCGGGGCTGTTCCTCAGGGGTATCATATCGAGTATGACGACGCCAACGATGAAGAGGTCTTGTATAAAACTTGCGGCCCTCTGGGGAGCAGGTAGCCATGAAGACAACAAAGAACAGGACTATAAAGGTACTGAAGAAGGACGGCACTCCGAGCGGGGCGTGGATCAATCTGACCCTCACCTTTATCTACATAGTCCTGATCGTTGCGGGAGTGTTCGTTGACCGGATCGCCAAGAACCTTGTGACGCTGGAGACGATCATGCTGACGTTCTACGCAAGCTCCCTAGGGATCTGGAGTGCCAAGAAGATCGCCGGGAAGTTCTCCAGCAAGGATGAAACGGAGCAGTAATGAAGATCGAAATGACAAACAGTCGGTGGGCTTATGCAGGTGTTCTCGTGCTGGCGGTTGCGTTCATACTCTATTCCGCATGGCCTGCTAAGCCCCCGGCTGTTGACACGACAGTCCTGATTGCAGAGGCCACGGCTAAGGTAGAGGCTCAGTTCAAGAAGGACATTGCCGAGAAGGAAGTTGCTATCAATGATTACAGGTCGAGGCTTGCTGTATCAGAAGCCAAGTACAAGACCTTGGCTGCACGGTATAATGAGTTACAGAAAGGCAAAGATAGTGTTGTTAAGCCTACGACAAATACGGAGCTGCGCGAGCGTTTTACTGCTCTTGGCTTTGCTCCTCTGCCCATCAAGTAGTCTCGCTCAAGGTGTCTGCTTTGACGATGAGACGGCAGGTCGGATGGTTGTTGCCTTGGAGCAGGCCCGATATACGGAGCAGCAGCTAACCGTGATGGTTGATGGAAACGCGGAGTTGCAGAGACAACTGGAAATTGTGAAGGCGACCGTCAAGTTGCTAGAGGATCAGATAGCGGCATACAAGACGTATCAGGACACGCTGAAATCGCTCTCGGAAGCGAAGGATGAGGCGTGTAAGCAGCAGATAAAGGCGGCGACACCGACGTTCTGGGACAACCTACAAAAATATTTTGTGGGTATGGGGATAGGCGGGGTGTTGGTGGGGATCGGGGTGCTGTTAATATAAATGTCGCCAAATGTAGTCAAAAGGCATGAAAAAAGGGGCTGCGAAAACTAACGCAACCCCCCGTATTTACTGGAGCCGATGAGCAGGATCGAACTGCTGACCTTTGGTTTATTTTCATTTATTTTTGTGTTATCCTGTAAATCGTTGATTTCCTTCATAATCTTTTTTGAAAATATTTCTTGACATTTGAAGTTTCCCTATAGTATAGGTATACCCAAAGAGGGAAACA